GCCCGACAAGGATTTGCCCGCCCAGCGCCGCGCCCATGGTCGCCAGGCCGGACAGCATGGCAGGGATCGCCGTCGCAGCTGCAAACGCCATCCGATATACAAAGCCAAGGATGCCCAGCGAGGCGGCCAAAATCTTCGGCGCAAGCCAGACGAACGCCACCCCGACCTTGGACAGCGCGACCAGGCCGACGCCGGCCATGGTGGCGAAGCCGCCGATGATCGAAAGGATCGGGGCGATCACCATGAGCGCGCCGGCCGCGATCAGGGCGATCTTGAGCGCGATCTCGGCAAGGCCCGGATTGGCCTCGGCCCAGCCCATGAGGCTCTGCACCACGCCGGCCGCCGTGCGGGCCACCTCGGTCAGGGTCGGCAGAAGGAAGGTGCCCAACGTGATGTTGAGCCCCTCCATCGCACTGTTGAACTCGGTGAGCGAGCCCAGATAGTTGTCGCCCATATCGGCGGCGACCTGGCCGGCGCGACCGGCCGAATTGGTGAGCTGATCCACATACTCGGCGATCGACGTGCCCTGGGCCAGCATCTCGGCCGCGCCCGCCGCCGCCTGGCGGCCGAACACCGTGCCGATGATCTGGAGCTGCTCGGCTGTGCCCAAATCCTCGATCGCAGCGCCGACATCGCCGATCAGCTCGACAATGTTGCGCATGTCGCCATCGGCATCCGAGACCGAGATGCCCAGGGCCTCAAGCGTCCTTGCCGCCTCGCCGCCGGGCGCGGCAAGCCGGGTGAGCATCGAGCGCAATGTGGTGCCGGCCTGGCTCGCCTGGATACCGGCATTGCCGAGCAGGCCCGCCATCGCGGCCGCCTCCTCAAAGCTCATGCCGGCGGCGCGGGCCACCGGGGCGATATACTTCATCGTCTCGCCCAGCATCGGGATGTCGGTATTGGCGGTCGTGAAGGTCGCAACCATCACGTCCGCCACCCGCGTCATCTCGGCCGCCTCCAGCCCGAAGCCGGAAAGAATGTTCGAGGCAATGTCGGCCGCCTGGCCCAGATCGGTCGAGCCGGCCCGCGCCAGCGCCAGCATGGACGGCATCGCCGCGAGCTGCTCATTGGCGGAAAAGCCCGCCTTGGCGAGAAAGGCCATGCCCTCGGCGGCCTGGGTGGCGGAAAACGCCGTGGTCGCGCCCAGCTCGCGCGCCTGGGCCGAGAGCGCCTCGAACTCCTCGCCGGTGATATTGGCCGTGACGGCCCGCACCAGCGCCATGGACTGCTCGAACTGCGCGGCAGCCCCGATCGGCCCCTGCATGGCATTCCAGATACGGTCGGCCGCCCCTTGCGTCAGCGCGCCCGAGACCGACATCTGATTGCCCCATGCCTGCATCGACCGCCCGCGCTCGGCCATTCCATCCAGGTCCGATATGGCCTGCGCCATCTCGCGGGCAGGCCCGGTCAGCTGATCGACCGCCTGGATAATCACCGCAAGATTGAAAATGCTGTCCATATCGCGTTAGACTTTCGGATTGGCAGAAAACAAAAGGGTCAGGCCATGGAATTTCTGTTTCTGTTCTTCATCCTCTTTGGCGTCGGCGCGATCCTCGGCATGGCCTATGTCGGGATCGTCGCCATCTACAGGGCCACGCGCGGATCGATCTGGTTTGCGAAAGAGCTTAAGCGCGTGAACGGCGAGGCGTGGGCAAAGGCGAAGGCCGAGCACGAAGCTGCCCAGCTCAAGAAGAAAGAGCGGCTTCGCGCGCAGCCTTGACTGCCCTGGCATGTTCGGCGGCCTCTTCGAGCCAATCGGACAGATCGGTGATGTCCATCCCGTCGATCTCGGCCGCCGACCATCCCGTCACCGTCACGAGTGCAAAGGCGTCCCCTGGAGTGGGGACTTTCCCGGCAGCGCGCTCATGATCGCCCCCACATCATCCATCTCCATCTCGTCCAAATCCTCGGGCAGCACCGGGTTGCCGTCGATCTCGGTGAGCTGGGCGGCCAGCGCCATCGCATAGCCGATCGGGTCCTGGGCCGGATTGACGTGCCGCGCAGCGATGCGCATGTCCTTGCCCTTGCCCTTGCGGATGGTCGCCACCTTGCCCGACGCGGGCAGCGTGATCGTGCGGGTGCTCGCGTTGGCGGCAGTGGTCTTTTCTTCGGTCTTGTCGGTCATTTGGCCTGTCTCCTTTAGGGCCTGACATCACGATGAAAACGGCGGGCGCTGGTCAGGCCGGTCAGCGCCCGCCGCCATCACCTACGCCCCGATGTTGAGGCGATAGGTAGCCAGTACGTCCTCTCCGGCGACCTTGTAGATGTTCTCCAGCACGTCGATTTCGAAGATCTCATTTCCGTCGATCGCCATGGAGGCGTAGTAGACGGAAAGGACGGTATCCACGACCGCCGGCTCGTGCTGCTTGAAGGTGCCGAGCGGGAACTCCTTGAAGGCCGCCGTCAGCATCATGACCACCGGAACCTCGGCGGTGCGGCCCTGGCCGGTATAGGTCTCAAGGCTGGCACGGGCTTGCAGGCGCACCGTCTTGAACGGGTTGACCGCCTCGCGCATCACCTCCTGGTAGAAGGACGCCCATTTGACTTTGGCCTCCATCTTCTCGATCCCCGAGAAGAACTCGGCCGTGCCGACCATGCCGAGCGCCTTGTGCTCGGCCATCTTGTGCTTGATCTGGGGCAGCTCCAGCTCCTCGGCGCGGCCGAGGAGGGAGTTGCCGTCCAGATAGATATTCGCGTTGGTGACGCGGTTGATGGCGATCTTGTTGACCATGGGTCAAACCTCCTTACTGGCCGCCGCCGAGCTGGCGCAGCATCTCGATGTTGATGAAGCTCTCGAACGTGATGCGCTCGGCCGGCGTGGGCGGCATGAACTCGATGTCGAACACCAGATGCCCGAGCGCCAGCTGGGTCGGCTCGTTCTTGGCCGGATCGTAGATGCACTTGCCGTCGATCAGCGCGCCGCGCCCGATCAGCGTGCGCATGAAGGCGTTGACGCTCTCCTTGATGTCATCGATCAGCGCCTGGTTGATCGGGCGGTCGATGAACTGGAGCATGGAATATTCGATGCTCTCATGGATCACGTCCGCCGTGCGGCGCACGTTGATGAAGTTCTTCGGGTGCGTGACGGTCGGCCAGGCGGCCGAGCGGTTGCCCCAGGTGCGCAGGCCCGTCCCGAACGAATTGAACAGCGTGACGATGCCGTTCTCGTTCAAGAGGTTCACCTCGGTGGTCGGATCATTGATCATCGCCGAGAGCTTGCGCTCGACGCCGGTGATGCCCTTGATCTCGTTGTTGGAAGGGCTCCACCAGTAGCCGCGATCATTGTCCACGGCGCAGATGACGCCGGCCAGGCGCTGACTGAACGGCTCCAGGCGCTCCTCGTCGGTCGCGATGTCATAGACCTTGAGGTGCGGATAGCAGAGCACCATCCGCTCGCCCGAATAGTTGAAGTTGATCGAGCCGTTCGGGCCGCGACCGGCGATGGCCTCGGCAAACGTGGTGCCGATCGGGGCATCGACCAGGGCCACGGCGCGCAACTTGGACGCCATGACATTCAGCTCGGTCGCCACCGCGTTGAGCGTGCCATAGACCGGCGCGATCAGGATTTTGGCGAAAAATCCCATGTCGTTATAGGTGTCCTGGAATGCCTGGAGGCCGGTGCGATTGCCGGCCATATCGACCGCGCCGATGATGTCGGACGGCATGACCTTTTCCAGGTCGGCATAATCATAGGCGACCAGCACCGAGGCCGAGGCCGCGATCGCACCGCCGGAAAGGCGCGTGACGACGCCAGCCACCGGATCGATCTCGTAATCGACGCCCAGCTCATGGGTGGTGTTGCCGTCCGAGGATTTGACGACAAGGTTGAACACGCCCTGATGGTCGAGGGTGAGCTTGTCATCGGCCGCAAAGCTCATGGCGGTCTCGGCCTGGGTGCTGGAATGCTCGTCGGGATCAAATACATTGACCACGATGGCGATGCCGCGCCCCTGGTCGAAGATGGCGTCGAGCGCCTGGGGGATGGTGTAGCCCTCCATCTGCGGCCCGAAATACTGTGCCGCATCCCGATCGGACAGCACGAGCACCGGCTCATTGACGGTGGCGAGCGTGCCATCGACCGCAAAGATCGGCGCAGTGCCGACGAGGCCGACCACGGCGGTCTTTACGCCCCGGATGGGGCGTGGCCCCTTGTCGATCTCGATGGTCTCGACACCATGAAGGAAGTTCGCAGCCATTACTTGGTCTCCTTGTCAGCAGGCTGGGGAGCGGTCTTGCCCTGCGCCTTGGGCGCGGAGCGCGGCGCTGTCACCGGGATGAGCCGCTTCTGGGCCACAAGGCTCTGCACCCACTCGTTATCGTCCGGCAGGGTGACTTCCCTTCCGTTCATGAGGATCACGTCCGTGCCGTCGCGCAGCGTGGCGGCGGACATCGGACCCTTGTAGATGAACTTACCCATTGGCTTTCGAACCTCCGTTGTGCCGGGTTTCAGTCGTCGTCAGGCTCACCCGGCGGGGCCTGGGTGGTGCCGTAATCGTCTTCGGTGTTGACCCGCTTGAGCAGCGGCAGGTCCTCTTCCTCGGCGCATTCGACCACAGTGACCGAGTGCGCCATGGTCAGGACGAACGTCCAAACGCCCTGGCTCTGGTCGAGGAACTGCTCGCGAACCGGCATCAGCTTGGTGCAGCCGGACGTGCGCCAGCCGGTGAGCACGAGCCGGATCGCGTCGAGCACGTCATAGGCCCCGGCGTGGTCGCGCAGGTTGCGCATGAGCAGGGTGATGTCCCACTCGACGCGCCGCTCCTGGACAACCAGGTCGATCGAGCGCGGGGCCGAATAGGTCGAGCGCCCGAAGGCGACCAGCACCGTGCCTTTCGGGTGGTGCATCCTGTAGCTGTCGGGCTTGTCGGGGAACGCCTCGACCTTCACGCCGGTGAGCTGGCCGGCGAGGCGCTCGACAATGGCCGCTTCGACTTCGCCGATCATCGCCGCACCGCCATCGCCAGGTGGTCGGTCAGGATTTCGCCGATCATGCGCCGGTCCTCGGCCGAGACGCCGAGATAGGGCCGCGCCGGGATCGTCACCTTGCGGCCGCGCCCGGCCTTTCCGCCGAGCTGGTGGATGCGCGCATAGATGCGATTGGTCCCGACCTCGGCCTTGAGCCGGCCCGAGGCATAGGTGAGCGACTGATAGAGGTGACCGCGATCGCGGAGCTTCCGGGCGTTCGATCCGCGCCGCAACAGGGTCGCGGTCGAATGCGCCGCCCAGGGCGCGCCGTCCGGGCCGCTCTCGCTTTCGAAGCGTTGCTCGGTGGTGGCCAGCAGCGCGGAGCCGATTTCATCGAACACCGGCTTGAGATTGGCGGTGCGGTCCAGCAGGCGCGTCAGCGCCTCGCGGAAGCCGTCATCCTGGATCGTGATTGAAACCTTGACGCCGGCCATCAGTACCCCCGCAACCTGTCGCGCGAAAAGGTGCGTGCCGGCCCCTCGCGCATGGTCGGGCCGCCAGCGGGCTGGACGGTCTCATGGGCGGGCGTGAGGCCCAGATTGATGTCGCCGGTCGAGACGGCGCGCAGAAACTTGATCGCGTCCTCGTAGCGCTTGCGCTGATCTTCCATCACGTCGATCTGGCGCAGCGAGAGCAGGCGATACATTGCGATGTTGCACGCAATGATCCGAAGCGAGCGCGGCGGGTTCGGGAGGGGCAGACGATACCGCCCCTCCAGATATCCATCGATCTCGTCGGACGCATCCTCCAGGGCACGAGCGAGCGCCTCGGTCCTGATGCTTTCGACATCGGGATCGGTGACCTCCTTGAGCTGTTGCTCGGAGAAGCGGTCGATCATGTCCTGGGCGGTTGCGTAGGCCATCGGTCAGCTCGCGGCCTTTCCGCCGCGCCCGCCACCGGCGGCCGGCTTTTCATCCGGCACGTCGATCTCGGTCTCCTGAACGACGAGCTGATCGTCGGCCATGAGCTGCGCGATCTGCGCCTTCGAGAAGGCGTCGAGCGGATGATCGACCGGGCTGGACGGATGGTCGATGCCAGCGCGGCGGCGGCCGTCGCGCTTGGCGGTGATGCGGAGAACCTTCAGCTTTGCCATGGATCAGCCCTCCCTCACGCCAGCCAGGGGCAGACGAGAAGCTCGGCCGTGCCCTTGTAGACGTTGGTCGCGCCGGCCGCATCGCGATCGGCGTTGAGGATTTCGAGCGCCGGCCCTTCCAGCGAAGGCGGAACGACGAGCAGCCTGGGCGTGAGACCCAGCGGGCGACCGTAATCGCCCTTCATGCCGGACAGCGCCTCGCGGGCCGTCTTGTAGCTGGCCTTGTCGAGGGTCTGTTTCGAGCCATAGGCGAACTGCCAGAAGCCGAAGCCGACATTGGATCGACCATCGACGCCGTAGACGAACTCCTTGCGGTTGAACACATTGTCGTCGGTCGGCGCGTCCTGGCGCACCATGTCGTAGTCCTTGCGCACCTGGTAGATGATCGGCTTGAGCGTGCGGCTGTCATCGATCAGGAACCACGGCGTGCCGGACCCGCCACCGCTATTGGAGACGGAAATCGTCTTGCCGTCCGCATCGAGCACCGGGTGATCGGTGTCGAAGAAATTCTGCCCGTCATAGCAGAGCGAGGAGAAGCCGGCCTTGAGCAGCTCGAACACGAGCTGGTTGGGGTGCGCGGCGACCGAACGGCCCATCTCCTCGAACAGCGGCGCATAGACACCATACTGATCGTCATCAATGTCCTCGCGCGGAACGGCGATGGTGCCTTCCCACGTCTTGTTCTTGATGGCGTAGTCATGAAGCTGGATGCCGTGAACGACGCGATCGCCGATCCACTCGCGCAGGTTCGGGAGCTTCCCGAGCCAGCCGTATTTCTCTTCGCGCGTGGTCGAGGGCACGCGGGTGGCAAGGCGCTGCCACTGCGGATCGGCCTGCCCCAGACCCCGACTGAACGAGGTCTTGAAGCCGGTATAGAGGCGGCCGAGATTGGCTTGATTGATGATCATTGAGCGGTTCTCCTTTTAGCCGAGCTGGACCCAGACGCCGAGTTCATCGACATCGACAATCCGACCGGCCTTCGAGCGCGTGGGATTTCCGCCGCTCTCCGCGCCGGTCTTGGCGACGGTCTGATCGTCCACGATCCAGGCGTCCGCGCCGATGTCCGAGCGGGTGATGAGGTCGGCGTCGGCCGAATTGTCGAAGCGGAACACGCCGGAGCGCACCGGCACGTCGATATCGCCGGCTGCGCCATTGCGGTTATCGGCATGAGCATCGGCCCGGCCGACCGCGACGAGCCCCGTCCCGGTTTTGCCCGGCTCGGCATTGCCCGAGGCGAGCACCACGATGGAGCCGGCGAAAATCCGGGTGTCAGCCTTCACCGGAAAGCTGAAATCCTTGCCGGTGCGCTCCGGCGTATTGCGATCCTTGGTGAGCGCAGCCATTTACTGGGCCTCCTTCTGGCGGGTTTTCTTGAACTCCTCGGGGTCGATGCCCATCGCCGAGCACATGGCCAGGTCATCAGCATCGAGCGCGCCGTCGCCCTCGACCTTGCCGCCAGGCGCGGCACCCGCCGTCACGATGGCTGGCTGGCCGCCCAGGAACTTGGCGAAGCCCTCGGGGTCCTTTGCATGGTAGGCAATCGCCCAATCACGGTTGGCGGGTGGGACCTTGCCATCCTTGATCGCCTGATCGACCACCTGATTGGTCTTGTCGCCCATCAGCTCCTTGACCTGGGCCTGGAGACTGACGACCAGCTCGGCCGGCACATACTTGTCCGGGTCCGGCTCGGTCGCGGCCGGGGCCTTTTCGATGGCGGCCTGGACGGCCGTGACAACGGCGTCAGGGGCGTCGTCTTCCTTTGCGCCTGCCGCCTTCGCCATGGCGGCGATCGCGGTGGCCTGCGCGTTCGACCCGGCAACAAGCTGGGTCGCATGAGCGACAACGGCCTTCTGGTCGCTGTCTTCCGGCAGGCCGAAAGCGCCTGCCAGCTCCTTGAGAAGCTCTTCCATGGTATCTCCCTCGGGCTTGAGCTTGGACTGATCGGTCTCCTGACTGGCGAGCGCCGTCAGGTGCAGGTTGGGATTGTTGGTGAGGCCGGCGCGCAGGACCTTGAGGACCTCGCCGGATTTGGTGTGCTGGAAAACCGGCGAGACGTAGCGGTATTCGCGCGCCGCGATCGCGGCGGCGGCGCGGGCGGTCCACTCGACCCGACCCCAGATGCCATCGGCGCGAGCCTCAAGCTCTTTCACCCAGCCGGCCGCCGGCGCGGTGCCGCCGACGCCCTTCACGGCCGCCAGGTCCGTCTGGTGATCGTAATCGATCACAGGATCGAGGCCCGCGAGGCCGCTGGCCGCGAGCACGGCCTGGGCATCCTTGAGCTGATAGGGTCCGCGACCATCCCGGCCGGCAAAGCGCCCGGCAGGGATCAGATGCACCCAATCGGGAGCCTGCCCGTCACCGGGTAGCGCGATCGAGTGTGTCGCCAGCAGCACGTCCATATTCGAGGCCCTTGCCCTTTTCCCGAAATNAGCGGCTTGATTGCCGGCTCGTTCTGGGCAAGTTTTATGGGCAGCCCCCAGCCATCACACCCGGACAGGTGTCCGGGGCCGATTTCGGAGCAATTCCTCGACGGATGCAGATGACGTGTGGGGGCGGCCTTTAATATCGCCGTAGCGCCCCCTTAAACGCGTTTAACAAGCGTTTAAAAACTTTCGTCGCATCGTAGGGCCGGAAAGCCGTGACGGCCGCCAGCGGGCCTCTGTGGCGATTTGGGGGAAAGTTGCAGGAATATCGGCCGATCAGAGCCGATTTTCATCCTCAAGCCAGAGCGCCAGCGCAGCGGGAACACTATCGACGCATCGGTTCCAGCCCTCGACCTGCTCGGGCGTCATCTCGGCGGCGACCGCCTCGTGCGGGGCGATGGTCCAGCGCGCGGCCAGCCACGCCATGAAGGCATCCAGGTCGCCATCGATCACCGTGGCGAGCCGGCGGGCAAGATCATCGACCCGGCCGCTCACGATCCGACCCGGCGCAGACTGGTGACCTTGATGCGCCCGTCCTCGCCGCGCTCGACCTCCATGACATAAGGCTCACCCTCAAGGGTGACATGGCGGACATCGCCCTGCTGGCTGGTCTGGCCGGCTTCGATCATCGCCTGCACCCGCATCCAGTCGGCAGGTTGAGGCAGCGTGCCCTCGGCCGCCTGGCGGCGCACCGTCTCGGCCGGCAACACCACGGTCGGCCGCGTTCCGCCGACACGCGCCGCGCCGGTGGCGACCGGATGCCCGGCCACGGTGCCGGGTGAGCGCAGGAAGCTGGAAAAGGATCGGCCGGCCACCATTGCCTGGATCGTGGCGCGGGCAAGATCGTCGTCGGCCAGGTCGAGCTTGCCGGTGGCGACATCGAGCATGTGCGCCATGTTCGCGCGGCCGACATTGTAATCGAAGCCCGGATCGATGCCGCCCGGCACCTGGCGGACCTCGCCGGTGCGGTTGTTCACCCAGGTGCGCGGCGGCGACGAAGGCGGTGAGCTGGGCGAAAGCCCCATGCGCTCCAGATCGCGATCACCGAGCTGCTGGACGGTGCAGCGACAATTCCACCCGTTGGGCGGCGCGTGCTGATCCCACCACGGATCGTCCCAGCGCAGCACGATGTTGTGCCAGTCGCGGTGCTGGTCGCGGGTGCGATCGTCAAGGATCGCCACATAGCGCAGCCACGGCCGCGCGGCGGCAACGTTCTCGATCCGCTCCCACCGGCCGGCCGCATAGGACATGCGCAGATTGGTATCGTAGATGATCTGGAGCCTGCGCGGACTGCCCAGCTGCACCTCGCGCGCCTCGCCGGTCAGCGGGTCCGTCATCACATCGCGGCCCCACCATCCCTTTTCCTGCAAGAGCGGCGTGAGCTGGCGCTCGAACTCGCGCAGCGTGGTGCCCTCGGCGATCGCCGCGTCCATAGCGGCGCGGATATCGGCGAGAAGGTCGAGGCTCGCCACCTTGGCGACGGTGAAGTCGCGCGAATGCTCGTCGCGCTCCATATCCTGCCAGGAGAAGGTGATCGCATAGCCCTTGCGGCGGAAGGCGTCGATCGCCTCCTGGGGCGCGAGCGGCTCAAGTTCGATTGCGTCGGCCAAGCTCAACCTCCAGCCTGCCAGCCAGCCGCGCCGGGAAGCCGGCGCGCAACAGCACCTCCTCAAGAGCCGAGGTGTCCATGGTGGCGATCAGCTCGGCCAGGCGATCGCGCGCCTCCTCAAGCGAGCCGGCGTCGGCCAGCAGCTCGCGCACCGGCGCGACCATCGGCCCGACGACTTCCTCCCATTCGCCGGACACCTCATCAACCAACCTGTCAATCTGGTCGGCCGAATGTCGGGCGACCCGCGCCGGCCGGGCGGAGTGGAATGAGGGAAGCGCCTCGGGCGCGACGTGCCCCGGCGGCGTCAGCAGATCGGCATCGGGTTCCGGCTCGGGCAAGCCGAGCTTGTCGCGCACCACGGACTGCTCGACCTTCATGCCGCGATCGACCAGCTGGCCGACCGCCTCGGCATATTGCTTCATGTCGATGTTCGAGGGCAGGCCGATGACGATGCGCGGATAATTCTCCTGGAGGCCCCGGTTGAGGTCGATCAGCGGCCTGACCAGATCGCGGTTGATGGTGGCGGCCAGCTGGCGGGCGTCCGAGCGCATGATGTCGCGGCGCACGTCCTCATGTACCTTGGCGGCCGCCAGCGAGCCGGACGAAACCTCGGTGGTCAGCGTCTGGCCGAGGACGGCCTTGGACACCTGGCGATCGAGCCAGTCGGCGAGCTTCTCGTAAAGATCGGTCGCCCCGCCCTGCTTTGCCGCCTCGACAAACTCGATCAGCATGTTCTGCGGGATGATGGCGGCGGCGTCCGAGCCGATATTGGCGACGGCGCGCAGGAGCACTTCCTTGTCGGCCTCGGTCGCGCCCGTATGATACTTGCCGACGCGCAGCGGCTGGCCATGGACCTCGATATAGGTCACCCAATCCTTGAGGTCGTAATTCTTGAACAGGTAAGCCCACGCGGCGGCGCGGGCGATGCCGCCCCGGATCGGGATGCCGGACTTCGCCTTGCTGACGTGCTGGACATACTTGAACGGGCGTAGCGGCTCCGGCCCGCTGGCCTCGCGCAGATAGAGCGTCTCACCGTCCTCGCGGTCAAACTCAAACCAGCGCGGATCGCGGTGCTTGAGGCGCGCCGGCCACCATTGCTTTGCCGAGGTCTCCCAGATGATCTCGGTCACCGAGAAGCCCTTGCCGATCGCGTCGAGAATATCGAACAGCTCGTCCTCAAGCTCCTCGCGACGCAGCCAGTCGCGCACCAGCTCGGCGTTATCGACATCTTGCCTTTCGTCCGAGGCGCTCTCGACGGTGATTTCAAGCTGGGCGACGGCGCGCTTGCGGGTGCCGAGCACCGAGAGATAATGAAGGTCCTTTTCCTCCATCTCCTCGGCCAGCTCCAGATAGGCGATCGCATCGCCATGCTCGGCATCGCGCAGGAGGCCGGTGAGCCTGGCCGGCGTCAGCCCTTGGGCAGGATGGCCGCCGACAACCTGGCGGACGCTGGCAAGGGACGGCGCGGCCTGCTCCTCGCGGAGCTTGTTGAGCTGGACCGGCCGGCCCCATTGATCGAGCAGCTGCGCCATTACCATGCACCCTTTCTTCCAAATCTCGGCCCGACCTGCATGGCGCGCTCGTCATCGTCATGGAGCTCGGATAACCGTTGCGGCTTCGGCGCTGGCCGGTAGCCATATTCGATGATGCCATCGGACGCGCCGGCCAGGCCCATGAACGCCGCCCAGGTCCGGTCGGCGTGGCCGGCGGCGTCCCGATCGGCGACGAGGCGCGGGTGGCCGGTCGGCCCGACCGTCTTCTTGAGCTTGTGCAGATCGGCGCGCAGGACGGGATCGCCAGCCGGGATGCGCACGCGCTTGTCCTCGAACAGCTGTTTGGCGTTGGTGGCCATGTCGAGCTGGCGGGCAGGCGTCATGATCACGCCCTCGACGCGCAGCTCGCCATAGCGGCGCTGGGCGTCCTCGACCGGCTTCTCGCCCATGCCGGTCTGGTCCATGACGAGCCGCACCGGATTGTAGCGAGCCATCAGCTCGTGCAGGCGATCCTCCTGCTCGGAGAAGCTGGCATTCTTGAGCGTCACGATCTCGCGCGCCCAGAAGGTGTCGCCGATCTGCTCCCAGACCCAGGCAACCCAGAGGTCGTTGCGCCGGGCGATGTCGTTGCCGATGAAGCATGGGCCGCCCTGATAGCCCTCGGGATCGCCAGCCATTTCGCTCTCGACGCCCAGGATCAGATCATAGGGAAGCCAGGAGCTGGCCTCGTCCAGCCATTGCAGCTCATACTCCTGCGCCCAGGCATCCTCGTCGGCAATGCCGGCGCGCAGCTCATCTATGTTGCGCGGCAGGCCATCGGCGACCGCCTGGTGGATATCGACAATGTGCCGCGACCACGCCTCGGCATCGTCGGCCGTCATCAGCTCGTAGAACTTGTTGCCCTTCCCGTTCGGGGTCGAAACCACGCGGATGCGATGGCCGGCCGAGATGACCGGAAAGAGCGCCTTCCAGATCGCCCGGCTGTCATGATGGAAGGCGAACTCATCGAGAAAGACCGAGGCGGAAAAGCCGCGCGCTGTGTCCGGGTTTGCGGGCAGCGCGGTGATGCGCGAGCCGCCCGGCAGGGTGACCTCCAGCGCCTTGTAGCGCACATCACCCGCACCCTCGACCTCGTACTCATTCTCCTCAAAGGCCATTTGATACGCCTTTGCATGGACCTTCACGCCTTCGTCCATGGCCTCCTTCGCCTGGCGCTCGCCGCGCGACAGGATCACCCAGCGGCGGCGCTGCCCGAGGGTGAACGCCTCGAAGCAATCGTCCACGATCTCCAGTGTGGTGGTGAAGGTCTTGCCGGTCTGGCGGGCGAACATGCCGATCTTGAAGCGCGACCGATCGAGGAACCAGCGGCGCTGGAAGCCGTGCAGAGGGACAGCAGGACCGCTCATGAGAAAATCCCATAAACGTCCTCGCGGATACGGCGCAGCACTGCCTTGGGGTCGGCAGCGCCGGTCTCGGCGTCGGCCAGTTCGGCCTCGGCCTCGGCGAGCTTGCGGTCGATCTTCTGCGCGAACTCCTGGCGCAGCACCGCCTCGCGGTCGAGGTCCTGCTTGGACGCCTGGGCGAGCTTCTGGAGCGCGGTGGCCACGAACATGGCCTCCTTGGCGTCGAGCGAGACGATCTCGCCATCCTCGGAAATCATCAGCTTGTTGATGAAGGCGTGCATCAGCTCGATGTTGAGCCGCGCCGTGCGGCTTTCAGGCGCTTCGCCATAGCGCCGGACGAGCGCCTCGGCGATGGTGCGGGACCGCCTGATCTCCGCGCCGATCGCGTCGAGCTGCTTGACGTGACGGCCGAGCGCCGAGCGCGAGACCTCGACGTCCAGCTCGCGCAGCTTTTCGAGCACCTCATCAATCGTCCGGCCGCGCTCGCGCAGATCGCCGATCAGCTCGCGAACCTCGACGGGAAGACGGCGGATGGAAGACTGGCGACCCATGCCGGTCACCGGAAGGAAGTCGGGCGCTTGACGCCCTCGACCTCGACATCGCCGCTGGCGACATCAGCGCCGCGCGAGGTCAGGACGGCGACCAGGACCGTATCCTCGTACCACTCGAAGATGACCAGGTGGCGCGTGCGCAGCCATTCCAGATCGGCCCGCACCACGTCGCGAGTGACGCCGCGCCGGTGGCCGGCCGCCCGGCATCCGTCATAGACGACGCTCTCATTGCCGCTGCCGCCAATATCCATGAGCAGGCGCAGGATGAAAAGACGACGATCCTCGGTGACGAAATCCTTGAAGCTCATTTTCCGGCCTTCAACAAATAGTCCTCGATCCGCGAGAGCGAGGTCGATACCGCTCGGAGCTGCTGGGTCTGGGCCTTGCTGTCACCGGCCAGCGCGGCAACCGCCTCCTTGAGCCTGGACAGATCGTTCTGGTCAGGCAGGTGCTTGAGGTCCCGATCGATCAGGTCGGTGCGGCGCTCCAGAGCGGCGAGCCGATTGGTGTGCGCACTCATCTCCTCCTTCGACACCAGGTCGCGCTTGAAGGCTTGCAGGAGATAACCGGCCACCGGAATGATGACCACGTTCAGCAGCGGCAGGTACGGCAGGATGATATCGACAAACGTCATGGCCTGCCTCCGGCGACCGGCGCAAGGCTGGCGTCAAGGGCGATCAGCGCAACGATGGCTGCGGTGAAGATCACGGCAAGAAACCAGTTGACGATAAGCCAGCGCCGCCGCTGTCTATGGTCCCGATCCTGCATCCTGTACTCCTTATCGGCTGGCCACACAGGCGCGCGCCTGGGCGCGCATCACCTGGTAGTCGACCAGCATCTGTTCGACCGCGCTACCGTCCGGCAGATGCTCGACCTCATCAGCGGCCCGATCGAGAAATGTGGCGGGGTAGCTCGCCACCGGAACGCAGGCCACGCTAGAAGGTCCCGTCGCGCATCCGGCCAACAAGCTCGTCGCGATCACGAGGGCGATCGGTCCCGGCTTCAAGCATCCTGTCATTGACTTCCCCCTGCCACTTGGCGTCGAGCTGGCGGCGATAATCGGTGATGAAATCCTGCGCGATCCGGGCCAGCAGGCCGACCAGGAAGGCGACGATCCCCTCGATCATCGCAGGACCTGGTTGAGCTTGGCGGTGACGATCGCCTCGACATCGGCCGGCGTGAGGTTGAAGCGCTGGACCGCCCCAGGCGCGCCTTTCGTCAGCACCCAATCGACCGCCTCGGCGACAATGGGCGCGCGGACATCGAACCGCACCTCCTCGCCGCGTGATCGCAGAAGGGCGACGGCATGGTCGAGGCCAGTGACGGCAGCGCTGTGGAGCGCCTCTCGACTTCGCCCGTCGATCTCGAAGCCGAGCCAGTCATTGAGCCGCTTGGATAGCCAGCCGAGCAGCGCGGCGAACAGCGCCGCCAGGATCGAGACGATATAAGGCCCGACCAGATCGACGGCCGGGGCGAGTGAGACGGCGCTGTCAGCCGCCAGCGCCATGGCCGGCGAGAGTGCCATGAAGGCGACGAGGGCCAGGGCGAGGATCATAAGAGCAAAAGGGAGCTTGAGGGACATCGGTGGTTTTCTCCGGTTCAAAGGCGGGCGGCGACCTCGCGGCGCAGGCGATCGCCCACCTTGCGCGCGGTGTCGAAAGAGCGATCAAAGGACAGGGTGGCGATGTCCCACTTGCCGTTCTGGCGGACGCCGAGGTTCGGCTGCACCTCGGCGTGGGTCAGCACCGTCTTGTCGGTGACGGGGATGGAGTAGAAGCGGCAAAGCTCGGCGATGGCCTGGACAGCCATCTCCCACTGCTCGCGCTTCATGGGATAGCTGCCGTGGTTCGCCATCGTCACGCCCGGCCCGCCCATGCAGCAGATCGAGACGCCGATCGCGCCGGTATTGGCGTTGAGCGTGTGTGCGGCATAGGCCCCGCGCGGGCAGTTGACGTTGGCGCTGATCGGCCACTTGCCGCGCACGAGCTTGGGCGTTCCGTCGATCAGCAGGTGATAGGCGTTCTGGTCGAGGCCGTTGGCGTTGTACGCGCCGGCCGTCCAGTGCAGGTGCACGCGGCGCATGGCGGCACGCGGCATCCAGGCCGCCGGCACGATCGAGGCGGCCGGAGACGGGGACGGCGCGGATGGCGTTGCAGGCGCAGGCGTGGCGGCAGCGAAGGCGGCCCGCGTCTGCGGCCCGACGATCCCGTCCACCAGAAGCCCGCGAGAGGTCTGGAACGCCCGGATCGCCGCGCGGGTGCGCGGACCGATGATCCCGTCGATCGGCCCCGGATCAAAGCCGAGGGCAGCAAGCTGTCTCTGGATTTCTAGGGTGGTCATTGGTCCGGCTTGATTTGCGTTTCAGTTGCAAACCAGCGTGGCCAATGCGGTGCCAAACAACGACCCGGACAAGTGTCCGGGGTCCCGGCATTACCTGCTTACGATGTACGGAAAAGCGCGGCTGCGCAAGATCACCCGAACAGGTCGAGCTGCGATGTCGGCAGATTGGCGCGGTGGCGGCGCACGGTGCGAATATGGCAACCGAGGGCGCGCGCGATCTGGCTTTCGGAATGGCCAGCCGCGAGACGCGCGGCGATTGCCCTGGTGAGCTGGCGGCCATAGCAGCTCGGCCCCAGCGGAACCTCAAGCGCCCCGGCACCCAGCGCGTCAAGGATCAGGGCGGCGGCGCGCATCCCGACCGAGCGGACGAGGATATGGTCGCCGTCGAGCTTCTTGCGGATATAGATTTCGGTGCCGCCATGGTCATGGGCGAGCTGGACGGCCGCCGTCATCCCGGCGACCTCGGCGATGCGCCGAAGGGTCGGAGGCAGATCGTCCAGCTCGTCCAGGACCGGATCGTCAGACATCGCCGACCCCGAGCTGGATGCCGCGAATGGTGTGCACGATGCTCACGGTGCGATCGGCGCAGCGATAGGCGAGCCGGGCCGTGAAGGTGCCGCGCCGGGTCCGCCAAAGGCCGGACGAACCGCAAATGACATACCCGCGCGCCATCATGTCGTCATGGTCGGACACGAGCGCGCTGCCGAGACGGGCGAGGCCGGCCTTGTCGATCTTGACGCGCCAGGACCTGTTCTTGCGCCGGGCCATCAGACCAGCCCCCGATCGAACGCCAGCCATTCCGGCATCGTCACCACATGATGCTGCCCCTTGCCCGCCACTTCGACATGGGCGAGCGGCAGCCAGACCGCACCCTCGCGATCACCATCGTCAGAGACGAGGATCGCCCGCTCGGTGCGCGCATGGATTTGCACCTCCAGATCGATAAGGTCACTCTTCATCGCCCAGCGCCTCCTGCCCACTGGCGGCGCGAGCGAGGACCTCGGCCAGCGCGCCGGCCGTCTCCCGCGTCAGCACCACCTGCACCGCCACGCCGCCCGAGCGGACATTCATGGCGACGTGATCGGCACCGGATGAAACCTCGATATTCAGCTCTGCAACTTCGCTCATCATCCTGCCTTTCGCTTTGCCAACTCGCGGCCGCGCCATGCCTTGAGCACCTCGGTGACCATCCGGGCGTCGGCGGGGTCGAGCCACTCGGGATCGCCGACGCCATCCGGTCGATCATCGCGCCGGGTGACCCGAGCGACGAAAGCCCGGAGGCCATCGCGGTTCGCCTTGTCGGGGATGCCTTCGCGGCACATGTCGCCCCAGATCGCAAAGACCTTGCGGACGTGCGGCTTGTCGGACTTGCGGAATGGGCGGGCCGCCTTCGCACCGCGCTTGCGCAGCTCGGCGATTACCTCCTCGCGCTGGCGCTCGCTCATCTCCTTGACGGATCGGGAGCCGGACACCCGTTCGAGGAAGTCGCGCCAGTCGGTCTCATCTTCGAGGCCCTGCACCTGGCGGCGGCAGACGTGGATCGCCTTGATGGACTGGCTCATGTCCGCGCCCTCCAGACGATGGCGCGGCGGCCGGACTGGTTGGGGCGACGGATGCCGGCGTCCACGATCGCGCCGGCCTTGCCCAGCCCGGACACCCGAGGCCGGACGGTGAGGATCGACATGCCGATGCGGCCGGCCACCTCGTCGGCTGTGAGACCATCATGGGCCGAGGCGCGGATGGCGTTCATCACCATGGAGCGCACGCGGGCCGCGCTGGGCGCGACGGACGCGGCGGCCGCGCGGCTGGTCTCGGTGTCGCGCGCGGCGGGATATACATCAGAGAACTGCATCTGCCGTTGCATGGCAAACTCTCCTCTCTCGCTGGGCTGGCTCATCAGTGCGGGTTGCCCGTACCCGCAGACCGCTATGCGGTTTCGCCGGAGTGACAGCCCGCCTTCCGGCGGGCCGCCTGATTGCAGGAGCACAGATTTCAGATGACGAAAGCGGGCCGGAAGCCGAGGTACGCGCCCGCGTGCGACCGCGCGCCGTGCAGGTTCAGGGCGAAGACCCCGGCATCGACGCCGTGGTCCCAGCCGCCCCCACAATAAGGGACGGTTTCACCATCGCCCCAATGACCCCAAACCCAATCGGGGATCAGCGCGTCGTCGCTCTCGTCTGCCACCGCGCTGGGCAGGAACAGGAGCGAAAGGTCGAAGCCGTCACCGGCCTCGACATGGAAGCTCGTCGGGAAGCCGTCATCGCTGCCGGGGCCATACTTGACGCCCGTCGAGACCCACTCGCCGCTACCCGGCCGCTCGGTGCTCCAGACATTGATCGTCTCGTCGCCCGCGATGGTGAGGCCATCGACCATCTGCCAGACATTGCCCCAAAGCTCATGCAGGCCGCGCCAACTGGCGCTGCTCTCGCCGCCGCCGAGCGCGCCGCCGCCATCGACATTGCCGCGCGCGATCAGGGTCTGCATGTCCGCGCCGCCCTTCTCGATCATCATCAATATCTGGATGGCCGAGAGGTCATAGATCGACCACATGCGCCAGCCTGGCCCAAGCGCCAGGCACTGTTCCTGGGCGGCCGTGAAATTGATCGAGGTCCATGGCTTGAGGCCGGCGGCTACCGCCACGGCCCCGTCACGCCGCGCGGCGGCATAGGCCCCGATGCGGATGGCGCTGGCCTCGGTCCCGTCCGGGCGACGGAAGGCCGGATGCAGGATGAAGCCGTTCACCGGCCGGTCGGAAACGGCCCAGGTGAGCAGCCCGCCCTCATGATCGATGCGGACATAGAAGGCCGGGATTTCCACCATGGCCTGGCCGTCCTGCTGGACCGGGCGGATGCGCGAATAGATCGGGTGGCGATCGAAGTCGATCCAATCCAGCTCCTGGCCGCTGCCATCGAACCGCTGCCAGCTGCCGTCCATGGACGCCATCACGCCGATGACATCATCGGCCATCCCGACGCATTCGCTGATTACGTTGTTGCCGCAGTCGATGAAATCCCAGAGCAGGCGCGCATGGTCGAGCGCCTGCATCGGGGGGATGCCGGTTTCGAGGACCTTGCCGAGCAGCTCGGCGCGCATCTGCATCTCATTGGTGAGCATGTTCGTTCTCCTGTTCAGTTGGGCTTGTCGGAATTGGCGGCGGCGGTGATCGCCGCGACCTGGGCGTCGATGGTCGGCTTCATTGCCCAATTGCTGGCGGTGATGCGGCCGGCGTTGTTCGCCACCTCGCGCAGGAAGGCTTCGGCCTGCTCGGGCGTATCGGCCGCGACGATGGCCATGCCGGCCAGCGTCAGGGTGACCGCATGAACGCTGTCGCCCAGCCGCTCGCCGGACATCAGGGTGCCGAGTTGGGCGTGCAGCTCGTAGGCGCGCGGGGAAATCATCACGCGGCCGCCAGATCAATGGTGATCGGCTCCCACCGGGCACGGGCATCCGGGCGGCGATAGAAGCGCACGTACTCCTTGGAGCCGATGACGCGGATGGCATCGCCCAGCGCCTCCATGGCCGCCTTCCAGTCGGCGTCATCAATGTTGAGGCGGCGCAGCTGGAAAAGCGCAGCGCGGTTGATCCGCCCCTCCTTGTCCACCTGGAAGGCGTGCTCGACCAAGGCCCGGATTTTATCGTTCGCACCCTCGGCCCAGGAGCCGATGCACTGATCGACCAGGTTCTTGGCGATTTGCAATTCCGGCCCGAAGGTCAGCTGCTCCTGCACCTGGACGGTGATCTTGAGTAGGCCGTCATAGCTGGTGAGCGTGACGTTGCCCTTGGTGCCGCCCTTCCGGGTGCCGTACTTTTCGGCCATGAGGTCAAGGGTGCTGGCGATGTCATCGAACGTATGGCCCCGGAACCGGGCGATGCGCGCGGACAGCTCCTCGGCATAGCCGATCATCTTGCGCACCGTCTGGTCTTCGAGGCGATGCTCGGGCTTGACCACCTCGACCGGCACGAGGCGACCGCCCGCGTCTTTCATATACTGGTCACCCATCAGCTCGATCTGGCCGGTCTGGGCGTAGTTATCCGCCTCCATGGCGGCGACGGTTTCAGTGCCTGACATGATTGTTCTCCCTGTTCAGGTGGGTTGAAAGCTCGTTTAAGGTGCGCTCAAACGCCTCCCGCTCGCCGAGCTCGCGGGGCGAAAAGCGTGCATTCTCGAAAGAGCGGTAAGCCTTGAGTACCCGCTGGATCGGCATCGGGATCGGGGCGCGTGGCATCGGCACGGCCGGAACAGGTGGCGCGGTACGCTGCGCCACATTCTCGACCCTGGCCGGGACGGCCACGATTGGCTTGATCTCGACGGGATCGGGGTCCTCTTCCTCGATCGGCCTGCGCATGATGACGGCCTCGGCGAGCGTCTTGATCTCCGAAGCGGTCAGCCTCCATTCGCCCGAGGGCACCTCCATGATCCGGTCGGCGATTTCGAACGGATCGGTATCGGGCTCCGGGGCGAGCTGGTAATGGGCGTGCGCCGCCTCCTGCTCGTAGATCATCTCCTCGATCTCGCGCAGCTCCTGGCGAAGCTCCGGGTCGGCATCGCGCAGAAAGGCGATCTTGCGACAGGAGTGCAGCACCGTGGTGTGATCCCGGCCGCCAACACGGCGGCCGATCTGTGGCAATGACAGCGTGGTGTGCTCGCGGGCGAGAAAGATCAGGACCTGACGGGCGCGGACGATGTTCGAGGTCCGGCGCGGTGAGGCAAGATCATTCCAGCCGATGCGATAATAGGCGCTCACCGCCCTGGCGATCGAGCGCACGGTCAGGTTTGAGCGCCTCATGCCGGCGCTCCGGTCTCGGCCGTCACCGGCCGGGCGCGGCGGCGCTCGTCCAGTCGCACCACCTTGTCGCCCTGGATGGAGCGTTCGGGGATGCGGTGCGTGGCCGGGACGATGGCCCGCTCCAGGTTCTCGACGCGATCGGCGATGTCGAGAAGGGAAGCGCCAGCAAGGCGCAGATTGTTGTTGTTGAGGCTGCGCGTCAGCATCAGCCCGTTGACCTGTGAAATGAGGGTGCGGATTTCGTTGGCAAGCATGGCATTCACTCCTGTGCGCCGAGGTTTGACCAGGCATGGCGAAGGGCCGAGACCGTGATCTCGGCACCGCCGCCGATCATTGCGGCGTAGGCAAGCACCTTGCTGACCCCGCGCAGTGCGCCGGGCTTGCTGGCGATCTGCTGGAGCAAATCCAGCTCGGCCTTGCCTTTGACATTCCAGGCGGCCGCCAGCGCCCGCACGTCGCCGATCGTCGGGCGCGAGATGAACAGGCGCGATCCGATGCGGGAGAAGAGCTGGGCGAAATGGCTGGCGCGGGTTCCGCCAGTGAGGCGGGCATAGACCGCCTCGTTACCGACAAGGGCGAGGCCGATCCCCGTCGCATCGTGGATCGAGCGCATCTGCTCAAGGGCCGCGACCGAAAGGTGCTGGGCCTCGTCAATGATGAGCAGGCCGCGCGTCCCCTCGACCTTGCGCCGGATGGTGCGGGCGATCTTGCGCGCGCCACCCGCCGCATCCCGGATACCGACCGCCTCGGCGACCTCCTCAAGCGACGGCACCACCGGGGCGCTGTCAGGGGCCATCGTGGCGATCCAGACGGACGGGTTTGTGTCGCGGTAGTGCCGCAGGCTGACCGTCTTGCCGACGCCGGGGCCGCCATAGATGCAGACGATATCGCCAGCCATCTGGCCATAGGCGAGGGTGTCGAGGATTTTCTGGCTCGATGGCGAGCGGAAGAATGACGGGATCGCGGGCAGCGCTCCTGATGCGTCATCCTCGCGGCCGCGCGCCGAGAGCCAGTTTTCGACCTTGCCCTCGATCTCCTCGTTCGAGCCGGCATATTTCCCCTGGAGCCACTGGTTGAGGGCCGAGGGCGAGATGCCGACTTCGCGGGCGGCGGCGGCCTGCGAAAGCTCGGCCTGGCGCATCGCTTCGCGCATCCGATCCCGCGCGCTGGTCGGGATGCTCACCAGCGTGTCCATGTCGTTTTCGGCGGGCACCGGATGCTCGATATGGACAATGTTGGTTTCTTCGGTCATTTATTGGGTCTCCTTTCGTTCAGGGGATGGCCGGTTGGCGGTGCTATCGCCGCCGGCCGCTTTTCCAAGGGGCCGGCCTAGAGCTGCTCCTTGAGAAACTTCTGATGCAGCGCGCGGACGTTGCGGCTGAAACCTTCGGCAAATTCATCTTCATCATCGTCCGGCAGGCACGACGCAGCCGGCGCAGCCTTCATGGCGAGGTTGCCGAACACCGGACGCACCACCTTGGTCTCGGGCGCGGGTTCCGGCGCGTCGGGTGCGGGAAGGCGCGCCGCCACCTCGGCGGCCGTCATGCGCTTCTCGGCCTCGGCAATACCCTTCCAGTGCCTGGTCCAGCTCTTGCGGGCATGGGCATGAGCGCGGGCGGCCTCGGTGTCGGCAAAGCCCGCCGCCATGACACACTCGACAAAGCCGACATAGCGGCCATCGCGCTGGTAGACGTGGATGCCGGCATGAAGCTGATCGGGATCGAAGCGGATGGTCAGGCGCTTGCCCATGAGCATCGACATGCGATCCGACCAGTAGCGGTTGCCCATGAAGTTGATCGCGCCATCGACGCGGCTGGCGCTGACGTTTTCGGCGGCAAGCAGCCAGAGCCGGCGCTGCGCCTCGGTGATCTGGCGGATCGGGGCCTGACGATAGCTTTCCTCGAAAGCCTGATCGAAAGACAGGACGCCATTGCAGACAGGCGTGCGCCGGCCGGGCTTGGCATTGTGGTAGACGATCTCCTGATCGAGGATGCGCAGGAACTCCTCGATCGGCACGGCCCGGCTGCCGTAATTCTCCGGCTTGGCCGTGGGATTGTTGCCGGTGTATGCACCCTCGAATGCCGGGTGCTTGGACACCCGGTCACAGAAGTCGCGGAACATGCGCTCGATCGGCTTGGCCTGCCCGTGATAGGGCGTGGCCCATGTCACCTCGATCCCGAGCTGGGTAAGGATGCCCAGCGGCTCCTCCTTGGTCCGCTTGAAGCGGTGCCGGAACTCCATCTGGCCGGTAATCCATTTCGAGGAGAAGGCGCGGCCGTTATCGAGGAACACCCGGTCGGGCACGCCGTACTCATCAACCAGATCGCCAAACGAGAGGCGAACCGCGTCGGCCGTCTCGGTGCGGTCGATGCGATAGGCTAGGCACTTGGCCGAGCGAATATCCTGCCAGAACAGGCCGATCGGGCGACCAATGGTGCCATCCGGCCATTTGCAGAACACGTCGAACTTGTGCCCATCCGCGTTGACCGCCTCCAGGGCGTGGAAAGTCGAGTGATCGCGCTGCTGGGCGGGATAGGCGCGAGCAAGTGCCTCGCGGCCCTCGCGCTCAAACAGCATGACGGGCGTCGGGATTTCCCGCTCGATGCGGCGCAGCATCGTGCGCTCGGACGGCAGGGTCCATCCGCGCTCGGCCGCCACGCGGCAAAGGCGCTCATAACAGCCCGAGAAGGATGGCTTCGACTTGCGCAGGTAGTCGGCCTTGATGATGTCCCACGCTTCCTCGGGGCACTCGGCCGCCTTGCCGCCGCCGGTCCACTTCGGGGCAAGGATCGGCAGGCGATCGGAGCGATGAGCGCCCTTGATTGCGGAGAGCCAGCGCCGGATCGTCGCTTCGTTCGCACCGATTTCGGCCGCGACATGAGCAACCGCCTTGACGCGCCCGATGCCGCGATCGGTCAGGGCCTCGACGGCCTGAATGGCGGAGAGACGCCTTTCGGCTTCATCCTTGTGGGCGTTGGGCAGGTCATCATAGCGCTGCCAGAGCAGCTCGCTGTCGTCGGCCGGACTGGCAACCTCTACCTTGGCTGGGCGGTTTGCGACCAGATAGGCCGTCAACGCCACCTCGGGCAGGCTCGTATAGTGATACTCGAAACCGCCGCCCCGGCCGGCGCGCTCGCGGCGCTGCCAGTTTTCGCGCTTTGCGCGCGCCGTGATGTTCTGCGTCGTTTTGGGAAGGCCGGGCAAGCCCAGCTCGGCCCATTCGGCTGCGGTACGCCACTCCATCATGCGCGCCCCCGGCGGATCGAGACCGGCGACATGCGCTTGAGCTGGTTGCGCCGATTGCGCAGCTCCTCGATCTCCTGATCGATGAAGCCGATCTCGGCACCGATTGCCTCCTCGCCGACCAGCAGCCGGCACCCGACCTTTTCGGCAATCATGGCAAGCAGGTCGTAATCCTTGGTCGCAAGGATCATGGCGACCAGGCGCACAACGGAAATCTGATGCGTCTCGCGGCTCTCGGCCGTATAGGCGTCGAGCATGTTCTTAGAGATGTCGTCGCCGAGCATCTCGCTCATCTTGGCGGCGACCTCGTATCGTGAAAGCGACTGCGTCTTGAGGCTGCGGCTCAATGCCTGGCGCAGCTCCTGGTCGAGGCCCGCGATCGAGCCGGGACGGACCTCGGCGGGCGTCGGCACCACGAAATAGTCATCGAACGACATTTGCCGTTCATCGCGGCTGCGGTAGTTCTTGCGGCCACTCATGCCTTGCCACCATCGGTTGCATCGGCATTGACTGGCCGCTCGCATCCAGGGATGACGAACTGCGGCCCGACCTCGGTCATCTCGATCGGAAACTCGAACTCGCCGATAATCTCGGCGCGATCCTCGATACGATCGGCGGTTTTGCCGATTTTTTTCATGGAACGATCAGTCATGCCCCCCCCGAAAAAGAGCGGCCGGACGCGCCACGCGCAGCGCGGTTTGTCCGGCCAGTTGGGGAGGAGACGGGTTGAGGTTGAATGGCGCACGCAAACGCCACCACCATCATCGCGTGGCGCAGGTCATCGACCTGGGCCTGAATATCGGCAGGGAGCGAGCCGTCCAGTCGCCGCACCGCGCTGAATGATACCGCGCGGACGGTGAGGTAAGCCGAGCCGAGTGAGAAGCCGACCTCGACACTCGCCTCGCAAAGCTCACCGAGCTTGTCATGGATGATCGCATCGGGCAGGCGCAGGATCAGCGCGGCGCGCTCGGCATCGGTCTCCATGCCAATGATCTGCTCGGCCGGCGGGAAAAGGGTGCTATCTGCGGGGCGCGTCATGCCAGCGCCTCCCGGATCGAGATGGCGGACGCGGCGGTGACACCGCGCCCGCCTTTCCCTACCTTCGGCTGGCTCAACAAACCCAAGGAGAGGGAAATGGGAGAAGCTGATAGCGGCCGGGATGCTGACCTGCGCGAGGAAATGGACCTAACCCTGCAAGGCCAGACGCACTTGATTTGCGCGCTGGCGTCGGCCCTGGAGCGCAGCGGGGCGCTCGACCGAAGTGCATTCCAGCAGGTGATCCGCGAGAAGGTCAGTTGGCTGACGCACCACAATGCTGACCTGCGCGTTACCGTGCCGCTATTGCTGGCGGACCAATGGCTCACCGCTCCACCTCCGAACCCTGCTGATCCGTATGACGGGAGCGCCAGCGATTACCTTCGGCCTGTATGAGCACGTCGAGGCGCTCGACCTCGCGCCGATAGTGGTCGGCGCGATAGTTCATCTTGACGGCCCAGGCCGCCCGGATGCGATCGCGTTCGAGGTTGGTGAGCCCGCGTTGGTTCCAGGGTGCAATACCCATATTCGTCGGAGCGCGCATGTTTATGCCGCCCGTGAATTTTTACGCTGACGAACGTGCGCATTCGGGATAAACTTCACACGTCCGAATAAAGGGCGGTTTGGCATCCCGTCCGGCCCGTATCGGTCGGGCCAGATTTCCTGCGGGTCCACACCCAGGAAGTCGGCAACAAGGCGTTCGATCGCAGGCCATGGCTTGCGCAAGACCTGGCGCACAGTGCTTTCGTGATACCCGTTCGCGATAGACAGCTCGCTCATGGTCTTGCCGCGCATGCGGATCGCAGCCTTGATCTCCTCGGGGTGCCAACCTTTGCCTTTTCGGGCAATGCGCGCGGGTCTCGCCATCGGGGCCTTCGCTTTCGTTTCATCGCCTTCAGGAGTGCAGTCCGAGAGGCAAAGCAGTGCGGTGTAAAATGGTCACGTTAGGGATATACATTAACCGCAAATGCGGTCGCTGTTCAAGTCCTCATTCTCATTCAAGTTTGCCAACGCGGGCGCAGCAAGTTCGTTTGCGATTAACCTTGCATTTTCAAATGGATAAGGCTTCTTGAATGACGGATGAGCGCCGAGAA